CCGCAGCCATGCGCCTGGGGACCACCGTGACGATCACCGCACGTGCTTACGTCAAGGAGACGAGCGCGACGATGGTTGAAGGTGGCGTCGAGCCGGCCGTTGAACTCCAGATCACCGACATGTCCATCGACGCCGGCGGCGGTATGGGCGCGGCGGCGACGATGCTTTATGGCGGCTGACAGTACCCGTAAGCATTAGCCTCAGGGATACAGTCCCGCCGTGAGCAACTACGACCCCCTCGACCTGCGGGGCCAAGAGCGTGACCGAGCCAACAAAGAGCTTCGTGATCGCCTTGACCGACAGAACGAGGAGGCCGACGTGAAGTGGCTCATGTCTAGCAAGCGCGGCCGACGCATTGTGTGGCGGCTGCTGGACCAGGCGGGCGTGTTCCGCAGTTCCTTCAACACCAACGCGATGTCGATGGCATTCGCGGAGGGTGGCAGGAACTACGGGCTACGGATGCTCGGCATGGTCCACGCGCTCTGCCCGGACCAGTATCCGGCAATGATGAAGGAACAGGCACACGATGAACGAACCAACGATGATGGAAACGGCTGAAACCAACACTACAGCCGCTCCCGCATCCGATGCTGCCGCAGTTGTTTCGGCGACGGCCGAGAAGCTGTACGGTGGCGAGCAGAAGGCGACCACGACCCAGGGCCAGCAAGCCGCAGATGCGGCCGCTGCCGGCAAGGTTCCTGAAGCCAACGACGCCAAGGCTGCCGAGGCACCCGCCGACGCCAAGCCGACCGCGCCGGAAACCTACGAGTTCAAGGCACCGGAGGGTCGAGCGTTCGACTCCGAGGTCATTGCCGAGTATTCAAAGGTGGCGAAGGAACTGAACCTGTCGCAGGAAGCCGAGCAGCGCGTCCTTGACACGGTCGGCCCAAAGCTGGCTGAACGTCAGGCGGCGCAGATCGAGGCGGTTCGCAACGGATGGTCCGACAGCAGCAAGGCCGACAAGGAGTTTGGCGGCGAGCGTCTGTCGGAGAATCTGTCCGTGGCGAAGAAGGCGCTTGATGCGTTCGGTACTGCCGAACTCCGCAGCCTGCTCAACGAGTCCGGCCTCGGGAACCACCCGGAAGTGATCCGGTTCATGTTCCGCGCCGGGAAGGCGATCAGCGAGGACAGCATGGTCACGGGCACTAAGGGCGAGGCCAAGTCGGCCGGACCACGCTCGTTCAATGACCTCGCCGACGCCATGTACTCCTCCAGCACTTAAACCCACGAAAGGGAAACCACAATGGCAGTTCTTTCCAGCACTAACCTGACGCTCGCCGACTGGGCGAAGCGCACTGATCCCGAGGGCCGCGTTCCGGTCGTCGCGGAACTCCTCTCGCAGTCGAACGAGATCCTCGAGGACTGCGTGTTCAAGGAGGGCAACCTGCCCACCGGCGAGCGCGTCGTCATCCGCACCGGCCTCCCGGCCGTGTACTGGCGCGCCCTCAACCAGGGCATCCCGAACAGCAAGTCGCAGACTGCCCAGGTTGATGAAGCCTGCGGCATCCTTGAGGCTCGCAGCGAGGTCGATAAGGATCTCGCCATGCTGAACGGCAACACCGCGCAGTTCCGCCTGTCCGAAGACGTGGCCTTCCTTGAGGCCATGAACCAGACGCAGGCGGTCACGATGTTCTATGGCAACCCCGCCATCGAGCCGAAGTCGTTCCTCGGCCTCGCGGCCCGTTACTCGGCGGCCCCTGGCTCGTCGGGCGTCGGCCAGAACATCATCGAAGGCGGCGGCACCAGCACCGACAACACCTCGGTGTACCTCGTTGTTTGGGGCGACAACACCGTCTACTGCCCGTTCCCGAAGGGTTCGACCGCTGGCCTCATGCACGAGGATCTCGGCGAGCAGACCGTGTATGACGGCAACAACCGTCTCCAGGCTTACGCCACCCGTTACCAGTGGAAGAACGGCCTGGTCGTGAAGGACTGGCGCTACGTTGTCCGCATCGCCAACATCGACGTGAGCGATCTCGTTGGTGCGACCGGAACGCAGGCCAATACCGCTGCTACCGATCTCGTGAAGCTCATGGCACGCGCCATGTACCGCATCCCGAACATGTCGATGGGCCGTGCTGCGTTCTACATGAACCGCACTGTCCACAGCGGACTTGCCGTGAAGGCAATGGATCGCAGCCAGAACGTTCTGGCCGTGAACCAGGGTCTGTCGCAGTTCGGTACCCCCTACTCGTGGCTGTCGTTCCTCGGCGTTCCGTGCCGCCGTGTCGATGCCCTCATCAACGCAGAAGCCCGCCTTACCTAATAGGTAAAGCAGAAAGGACACACAATGATTCTTGATAACAACCTTCGCCTCGGCAGCGTCACGCTGACCGCAACCGGAACCTACGACTTCCCCGATGTCGTGGATCTCCGCAACAACACCGCGTACACCGCAACCGCAAGCGGTTCGCTGTACACCGTCGCACAGGGAAACCAGAACGTGGAAATCTCGGAAGGCACGACGCTCTACGTTGTGTTCACGGTGACCACGGCTCTCGCCGCTAGCACCGACCCGACCTATCAGGTCGTTTTGGCGGATGACACTGGCCTTGACACCAACGTGGTGATCATCGGCGAGTACAGCCCGTCAACCGCAATTGCGGCCGGCACTCAGGTGGTGATTCCCATCGGCGCGCAGCTGCTGACCACCGCGCAGAAGCGTTACCTCGGCGCGAACGTGGTGACCTCTGCCGGCAGCGGCTCTGGCGTCATCTCCGCCGACATCGTCCTGAACTACCAGGACGGCAAGAAGTTCTACGCTTCTGGCTTCACGGTCGCCTGATAGGAGCCATTCATGCCAAAGGTCAAGGCCAAGATTCTCTGCTTCGTGGACAACGGGCTGCGCCAGCCCGGAGACGTGTTCGAGTACAAGGGACCGCGCAACCACCACCTCGAGTACATCGAGGAGGTGGCCGCGGAAACCGAACCGACTGTTTCCGATGCACCGCAGCGCCGTCTCCGCAAGGGCAAGGTGGCCGAGTCCGCAGGCACGGAGTGAGCTTGTAACGAGTTAGTGAACAGGGAGGGGCGTCGGCGGGAAACCACGGCGCCCCTCCCGTCCTACGGGAGGCACGTATGGCATCGGTCGTCGAGATATGCAACCTCGCCCTCGCGCACCTCGGCGACGACGCCACCGTCGCAAGCATTGATCCGCCGGAGGGATCAGCACAGGCAGAGCACTGCGCCCGGTTCTACCCGGTCGCACGTGACATGCTTCTCCAGATGCATACGTGGTCGTTCGCATCGCGGCGCGTCAGCCTCGCGCAGGTGACGATGCCGTACACCATGTGGAAATACGCATACGCATGCCCTGGCGACATGATGACCGCCGTGGCTGTGCTGCCGCCCGAAGCAGAGAACGATTACACGGTGCGTGCGTATCCCGCCGACCGCTACGGTTTCGGATGGACGAATCCGCCCATCACGACTGCCGGCGTGTACGTGCCGCAGGAATACGTGATCGAGACGGACACGCTCGGGAACAAGATCATCTATACGAACCAAGAAACCGCGCTCCTGCGCTATCAGGCGCTTGTGAGCGACCCGACCAAGTTCGACCCGCTGTTCACCATCGCATTGTCGTGGCAGCTTGCGTCGTTCCTTGCTGGCCCGGTCGTCAAGGGTGAAGAGGGCGCACGGCAGGGGCAGCGATGCCTGCAGATGGTCGCCATCTACCTCGGGCAGGCACGTGCATCCGACGCAAGCCAGCGCGACGTGAAGCCCGGTCACATCACCTCCTGGATCTCTGGACGCTGACATGGCGCTTACCCGAACCTACACGCGGTCATTTGCTGGCGGCGAAGTGTCGCCGGAAATGTGGGGCCGGATTGATGACGTGAAGTTCCAGACTGGCGCAGCGAAGTTGCTCAACTTCATTGCGCTTCCGCAGGGGCCGGCAGAGAACCGACCAGGAACTGCATTCGTGCGCGAGGTGAAGGACAGCACAAAGCGCACGCGTCTGATCCCGTTCACGTTCAGCACCACGCAAACGCTGGTGCTCGAGCTTGGCGCGGGGTACTTCCGGTTCCACACGCAGGGCGCGACGCTTGATCCTGGTACGCCAGCGGCTTATTCAACGACAAAGACCATCACTGCCGTTAATACCGGGACGGAGACGTTTACAAGCAACGCGCACGGATACGCAAACGGAACGCCAGTGCAGGTGTCGGCGACAACCACGTTGCCCGCACCGCTTGTAGCCGCTACCACGTACTACGTTATCAATGCTGCGGCAAATACTTACCAGTTGTCCCTGACCGCGACCGGGTCTGCAATCGACATCACGACTGCCGGCAGCGGAACGATCACATCCAACCAGGTCTATGCGGTCGGAGCACTCGTTTCTTCTGGAGGAGTGAACTACTACTGCATTCTTCAGGCAGTCAATCAGACGCCTCCGAACGCAACGTACTGGTATCCGCTGCCGGCAGGGATCTACGAGATCCCGAATCCATACGCCGAGGCCGACCTGTTCGACATCCACT